CGTTAATGGAGATGATATGTTGTTCAGAGCACCGCCCGATTTTAAGTCTGTATTTGATCAGACAGCCCGTGATGCGGGTTTCAAATCGAGTGATGGTAAAGATTATGTATCTTTGCGTAAAGCGATGATTAATTCGCAGGTGTTTTCTCTCCGTCAGGAGAAGAAAGAAATCGTGATTTCACGAGACCTACGAGTCCTCAAGTTGCAACAATGGGTAAGCTCCAATTCCTCTGGAAAGAAGGATTGGTACTTGTCACGCTCGGAAGAGCGTTTGTTGAAGAAAGGAATTGTTTCCACATGGAGTTCTATAGTGAAAACAGTTAATCATGTTCGCCGCATTGGTTATCTTAATTTGAAGATGGTGATGGGAATTTCCCTTAAGACTGGCGTTTCAAAGGCCACTCCTACCATGCTTGCTAAAGATATCCAAAAGATGATTGATCTTTGTCCCTGGACAGCTTGTTCCGTTCCTGAAACATTTTCACGTTTCAGGAAGGATTGGAGATCGAAGTTCATTACCCCTAACTGGTATATGCCAGTACATCTAGGTGGTTATGGACTCCGTCCCCCAAGTCTAAGAGAATTGAAGGTTACGAGACAGCAGCGTAAGGTGGCTGCTATGTTCATAAACGACCCTACCTTGGCTTTGTACCAAGTAAAAGGTTTCGTGTTGAAGACTAAAGGAATGGAAAATGCATTGTCAAATTTCCAAATGATCCCCTCTTCTTTATCAACTGTCATTCAGCATCATCAAGATTATTCTGATTCCGACAAGTGGCTTGAGCGTCTTGCGCTTTGGTCCAACTATCGTGAAATGGGTAAATCCTTTGATGATGTTGATGCTTTTGTCTGCCGTCGGTTGATGAATTCGACCGAGAAGTTTCGCTTGAAACCGGCTTCCATTGACAAAATTGTTGAATACGAAAATGTTCGTTTTATTGGAACTCGTGTCCCCGATTGTCCTCCTCTCAATTTACTCTCCTTTCCCCGAATTCTTGGGGAAAGGTTCGAATCTTTCTTTAGTTCTGTCTTTAGAACTATGGAATCTTTCGAGATCTCTTCTTATTAGTTGTTGTCACCAAGTGAATAGGTTAAAAATCACCTCAGCGGGTAGTCTTTCCGACGCCCCCTGAGCCCACTCTGCCATGGCAGAGTAATGGGGTCCTTAGATGTAATAGCCCAAAACGTTTTACGTCCCAATTGACAGGGGATGTATGTAAATATTTACGTGCTAAACA